GAGTTTGATTTCAAATTACTTTATAGTGAAGTTAGAAAGGTTGTTAGAGCACTTAACAAAGTTGTTGACATCAATAGTTATTCAACCGAACAAGGTAGAAAAGGTGGTTTAGAACAAAGAGCAATTGCAATTGGAACTCAAGGTCTTGCTGACGTATTTTTCTTAATGGATTATATCTTTACATCTGAAGAGGCAAAACAATTAAACAAAGAAATTTTTGAAACAATCTACTTCGCGGCAATCACCGAAAGTATGGAATTATGTAAATCAGGTGAATACAAACCATATGAATTCTTCAAAGGGTCACCAATGTCAAAAGGTATATTCCAATTTGATATGTGGGGATTAGATTACGAAGGATTAGGAAGAATGTGGGATTGGGACTCACTTAAGTTAGAAGTATCCAATCACGGGGTTTGTAATTCGTTATTCACGGCTCAGATGCCAGTTGCGTCTTCTGCTAAGATTACAGGTTCATTTGAAATGACAGAACCGGCTCACTCGGCATTATTTAATCGTCGTGTAGTTGGGGGAGAAATTTTAATTGTTAATAAATACTTAATTAGTGATTTTGAGAAAATAGGTATTTGGTCTGAAGATTTGAAAAATGAAATCATTATGAATGAAGGGTCAATTCAAAATATTAACTTTAATAATTATCTTGACCAAGAAGATAAGAATTACAATAAAAAAGTTAAAAGAATTGAACATTTAATTCCAAAATACAAAACAATTTGGGAGATATCTCAAAGAGAACTTATTGATATGGCAGCCGATAGAGCACCATTCATTGACCAATCACAATCAATGAATATCTATATGTCTAACCCAACATTATCAAAGATTTCGTCATCACACTTCCATTCTTGGGGTAAAGGATTGAAAACTCTTTGTTATTATGTTAGAACAAAGGCGATATCAACCGGAGCTAAACACTTAGCGGTTGATATCTCAAAAGTTGGTCAATCAAAACCGATTGAAAAACCAACAGTTGATTTAACACAAAAACCAACAGATACGGAATTTGAATGTTTCGGATGTGGTTCTTAATAAGAATATAAATCACGACTTTGGTCGTGATTTTTTATTTTGGGGGTATTTATAAAAAATAGTGACGACACTATATTTATAGTTATGGCAGATGGAACAACATACGGTTTAACTTTTCCTTTCAGAGATTCTTTTGAGGGGAAATATTTAGATTTATCAAACACAACGGAAAAAGAAATTAGAAATAATTTAATACATCTTTTGTTAACAAGAAAAGGTACAAGATATTATTTACCGGATTTTGGAACAAGATTATATGAATTTCTTTTCGACCCATTAGACGCACCTACGTTTTCACAAATAGAATCTGAAATACGTGATGCTGTTGACCTATATATGCCAAATTTAAAACTTACAAGTATTAATATAACTGCGGCGTCAGATGGTCAAGAGGATAAAGGGTCTTATATTAATGGTGAAAATGATAGAGTTTTTAGAGTACCTGGTATTGCTCAATTAGAACATACCGCTAAAGTTAGAATTGATTATGTTATTACAGATGACGTATTTAATTCTAGTGATTTTGTAATAATTAATATATAATATTATGGCTAATAAAAAGATTTCATATACAACTAGAGATTTCCAATCAATAAGAACGGAACTTATAAATTTTACTAAAACTTATTATCCTGAAACTGTTCAGAATTTTAATGACGCGTCAGTATTCTCGGTTTTATTAGACCTTAATGCTGCGGTAACAGATAACTTACAATTTAATATTGATAGAAGTATCCAAGAAACAGTATTACAATATGCTCAACAAAGGTCATCAGTATTTAACATTGCAAAAACTTATGGATTAAAAATACCGGGAATGAGACCATCAGTTTCTTTAGTTGACTTTTCAATCACAGTACCGGCTTATGGTGATAAAGAAGATTTAAGTTATTGTGGGGTATTGAGAAGAGGTTCTCAATTTAATGGAGCAGGACAAGTTTTTGAAACAGTATATGAAATTGATTTCGCGTCACCGATTAATTCTGAAGGATTTCCAAATAGATTAAAAATACCAAATTTTGATTCAAATAATAAGTTATTAAATTACACTATAACTAAGAGAGAAACTGTTGTTAACGGGTTGACTAAAGTATTTAAAAAAGTTGTTACACCAAACGATGTTAAACCTTTTTATGAATTGTTTTTACCTGAAAAAAATGTATTAGGTATTACCGGAGTTTTATTAAAAGACGGGACACAATATAGTAATGTACCTTCATCTCAAGAATTTTTAGGTACTGATAATAAATGGTATGAGGTTCAAGCATTAGCGGAAGACCGAGTATTTGTGGAAGACCCGACAAAAGTATCGGATAGTCCCGGTATTAAAGTTGGAAAATACGTACAGACAAGTAATAAATTTATTTCGGAATTCACACCTGAAGGGTTTTTAAAAATGACATTTGGCGGGGGTAATCAATCTGCAGATGAACAATTAAGAGAATTCGCGGCAAATGGTTTTATGTTAAATTTAAACAAATACTCAAATAATTTAGGGTTAGGCAGTACGTTGAAAGCAAATACAACACTATTTGTTCAATATAGAGTTGGTGGTGGTACAGGAAGTAACTTAGGTGTTAATACTATTACTCAAGTAGGTACAATATCATTTTTTGTTAATGGTCCTTCTGAGAGTATGAATACGACAGTAGTTAACTCATTAAGATGTACAAACGTTGTGGCAGCGATAGGTGGAGCTGACTTCCCAACAACGGAAGAAGTAAGAAATTTAGTTTCTTATAATTTTTCTTCTCAAAATAGAGCGGTTACGGTTAATGACTATGAGTCAATTATTAGAACGATGCCATCTCAATATGGAGCCCCCGCAAAAGTTTCAATTACAGAAAACAACAATAAAATCATTGTGCAGATGTTATCGTATGATGAATCCGGGGCATTAACAGAGGTTGTTTCAAACACTTTAAAAAATAATGTTGCAAATTACTTATCCAATTATCGAATGATAAATGATTACGTTTCAGTTCAAAGTGCTAACGTAATTGATTTAAGTGTAAATGTGGATGTTGTTTTGGATAACTCTCAAAATCAAGGAACTGTTATATCTCAATTAATAACGGTGGTTTCTGATTATTTTAGTCCGTCAAATAGACAAATGGGTCAAAACGTTAACGTTTCAGATTTAAAAAGATTATTACAAAATGAAAATGGGGTTATAACTATATCTGACGTACAATTCTTTAATAACGTTGGTGGTCAATATTCATCATCTCAAACGTCACAAAGATATTCTGACCCAACAACAAGACAAATTGAATTAATTGATGAAACCATTTATGCGGAACCAACCCAAAGTTATCAAATTAGATATTCTAACAAAGATATTAATATTAGAGTTAAAAATCTTAAAACAGTTAATTTCTCATAATAATTTATTTTAAATAATAATGAATTATCTTTTAAAAATAGTGTATAAACTATTTATTAAAAAAGATAACATATGTCAAATTCTTATAGAATAAGAACTAAAGTCGGTGTAGACACCTCATTAAAGGTGATGATTGACCAAGAGTTCGAGTATTTAGAAATTCTATCCTTAAAAATCCTTCAAAGTGATATCTACACACGACAATGTGCCGATTATGGTGTTGTTGTGGGTAGAGTTAGTGTAAACAATGGTTTTGGTATCCCAAATGCTAAAGTATCAATCTTCATTCCTTTAGATGCTATTGATAAAGAAGACCCCGTAATTTCAAATATATACCCATACACTAATCTGTATGATGTTAATGATGATGGTTATAGATACAATCTTTTACCTTATAAACCATCATATAGTGCTCACGTACCAACCGGTACCTTTTTTACTCGTAGAGACGTATTATTAAGTCCCGTTCTTGGCGACATTTATGACAAATACTACAAATATAATGCAGTGACCAATCAAAGTGGTGACTATATGATTTTTGGGGTTCCCGTTGGTTCTCATACAATTGTGGTAGATGTTGATTTATCAGATATTGGGGAATTCTCATTATCCCCTCAGGATTTAATTAGAATGGGTGTTGCAACCGAAAATCAAGTCGATGGTACCAAGTTTAGGTCTTCATCTAATTTAGGGGAATTACCTCAAATTGTTAGTTTTAAAAGAACTATTGAAATTGAACCATTGTGGGGTCAACCTGAAATATGTAATTTAGGTATAACTAGAACAGATTTTGATTTAACAGGTGAGGCTAATATTGATATACGACCTACGGCTATTTTTATGGGGTCAATAATTTCTGATACTGATAGTAACGCTATTAGAAGAAATTGTAAACCAACAAGAGATTCCGGGTTTTTGTGTAATCTAACAACCGGTCCGGGTGAGATATTGGCAATTAGACAAACAATTTTTAATGATGTGAATGGTCGACCTATACTTGAATCATATGGTTTAGAGGGTGGTGGTACAATTATCGACACACAAGGAACTTGGTTAGTGGATGTCCCAATGAATTTAGATTATTACATAACTAATGAATTTGGTGAACAAGTTTTATCTCCTGACCCAGATAAAGGTATTCCAACAAAAGGTAAATATAGGTTTAAAGTAAAGTGGGCTCAATCACCATCAGGTTCTGCTCAAACAAAAAGAGCCTATTATTTAGTTCCAAATATTAAACAATGGTCTAGTGGTGTTCAAAAATCATATGCGTTTAGTCTTGATTGGGATGATTATTGGGATTTAAGTGATGATACAATGTTACAGGAGGCGATAGACTGTAAAGATAAATTTTATCTTATGCAATATAATAAAGTTTATACTGTATCTCAATTTATTGGGGAACATCGTGGGGGAGGTTATCAACAATTTACAGGAATTAAAAACATATTAGACGAAGCGTGTGAAAGTGAAAATAATAGATACCCAACAAATGATGGGTATTTTAGATTTGATTTCTTTTATGTGTTATTTTCGTTTTTAAGTATAATTTTGACACCGGTTTTCTTTGCGTTAATACTTCTTTTACA